ATTACAAGACTTACAAGGTAAGTTAAAACTCTTAAAAGATGTTCCTAACAAAACTACAACAAATGTTAAAAATGCTTTGTTTGTAGGTTCATCTGCTGAACTCCATAAAATGCTTGCTAAGAATAAAAAAAGGTCTGATAAAGAAGATAAAAATATTAAGACCGTATCGGAGCAATCACAGGACAATTTAGAACCTATTATAGATACCGCTACTACTAGTCCTATGTCGGACGAGTAATGAAAATCTACAAAGCACGAAAAAATCATCCTTTAAAACAAGTCTTTCTTATAAGTAATTTAACTTATATAAGTAAAAGACCTTGGCCATCATTGATGAATGGTGAGAAGATGGAGGACCCAATAGAGGTTATTCAACATACCATTAGTGATAAACCAAGGCTAGGTGCCAATGGTGCACCATATAAAGAAAAAAAATATTCTATTAAAAAAGGTTCTAGTAGAATAAATGCGGCCGTACTAAAAGGGTATGACGCAATAGAAGGAATTATAATCAATGCCTGATAATATTAGTAGAGAAGCTTATTTAGGAAATCCTAATCTACAGAAAGCAAATGTAGAAAGAGAATATACAAAGGAAGAGATTGTTGAGATACAAAAATGTATGGACAATCCTGTATATTTTATTGAGCAATATTTAAAAATTGTTTCTATTGATGAAGGTCTTGTTCCTTTTCAAATGTATGGTTTTCAAAAAGAAATGGTAGATACATTTCACAATAACAGATTTACAATTTGCAAATTGCCTAGACAATCAGGTAAGTCAACCGTTATCATTGCATATCTATTGCATTATGTAATATTTAATCCTAATGTTAATGTCGCTATACTTGCTAACAAATCATCAACAGCAAGAGATTTATTACAAAGGCTACAATTGTCTTATGAGAATTTACCTAAATGGTTACAACAAGGTGTATTAAATTGGAACAAAGGTTCTTTAGAATTAGAAAACAATAGTAAAATACTCGCAGCTGCCACATCTTCAAGTGCAATTCGGGGCGGATCATATAATATTATTTTCCTAGATGAGTTTGCTTTCATACCTGCTAATATTGCTGACCAATTTTTTAGTTCAGTTTATCCTACAATATCTTCTGGTAAATCTTCTAAAGTAATTATGGTATCAACACCACACGGAATGAATATGTTTTATAAAATGTGGAATGATTCAGTACATAAAAGAAATGATTATAAACCAATTGAAGTACATTGGTCTGAAGTTCCAGGTAGAGATGAAAAATGGAGAGAAGAAACAATTAGAAATACTTCCGAGGCACAATTTGCTTCCGAGTTTGAATGTGAGTTTGTAGGTTCAATAGATACTTTAATTAATCCTTCAAAACTTAAAACAATGTCGCATTTAACTCCAAAAACTTCTAATGCAGGTTTGGATGTTTATGAAAATCCTGTTAAAGGGAGAGAATATATTATGACGGTTGATGTTGCAAGAGGATCAATAAAAGATTATTCAGCATTTATTGTATTTGATGTTTCAAGTATGCCTTATAAAATAGTAGCAAAATTTAAAGATAACGAAATTAAGCCTTTATTATTTCCACACACAATAGAAAAAGTTGCCAAAGCATATAATATGGCTAATATATGTGTTGAAGTAAATGATGTAGGTCATCAAGTAGCAGACGCATTACAATTTGAATTAGAATATACAAATCTTTTAATGTGTCAAATGAAAGGCCGTGCAGGTCAAATATTAGGTGCAGGATTTTCAAAAAGAGGAACTCAAATGGGAGTTCGTATGACCAAACAAGTTAAGAGAGTAGGATGTGCTAACTTAAAGACTTTGGTTGAGAGTGATAAACTTCCTATACAAGATTTTAATATGATAGAAGAATTATCAACTTTTATAAGAAAAGGACAATCATTTCAAGCTGAAGAAGGTGCAAATGATGATTTAGCAATGTGTTTAGTTATCTTTGCTTGGTTGTCAAATCAAAGATATTTCAAAGAATTAACTGACCAAGATGTTAGAGCAAGACTATATGAAGAACAAAAGAATGCAATTGAACAGGATATGGCGCCATTTGGGTTTAAAAATGATGGACTAGAAGAAGAAACTATTATAGATGATAAAGGTGAAGTATGGCATCCTGTTGATGTTCGTAAAGGTCTAGGTTAAGCGTTTTATAAATAGAAGTAGAGATAATTGATACTTATTAGCTAATAAGGAAAATAAGGAGAACATATATATGGCATTTCAAGTTTCACCAGGCGTTCTCGTAAAGGAAAAGGATTTAACAAGTGTAATCCCAGCGGTTGCTACCTCTATAGGTGCAGTTGCAGGACAATTTACTAAAGGTCCAGTAGATGAAGTTGTTTCAGTTTCATCTGAAAAGGATTTAGTAGATACATTTGGAAAACCTAATTCGGATACTTTTGAATACTTTTTTACAGCTGCAAGTTTCTTGCAGTATAGTAATAGTTTAAGAGTAGTACGAGCAACAAATACAGGTTTGCTGAATGCTACAGCAAACGAAAGTGGTCTTTTAATTAAGAACACTACTGACTACCAAGATAACTATTCTACAGGACAAGGTTCCGTTGGAGAATGGGCTGCTAGAAATGGCGGTGCTTGGGGTAATAACTTAAAAGTATCTGTTTGTCCTTCCTCAACGGTTTATGAAGAAACTAACAAGACAACGGTTTCAGATGGCTCAATTGCTGTCGGAGACACAGGACTAACCCTAACGGCTGGTACTGGTTTTAATGTTGGCGATATTATAAGCTTTGGAGAAGATGGCGGATATGAATATAGAGTCCTTACGGTTGCAGGTGCTGACATCACTTTTTGCAGACACGACGGAAGTAACCAAGGCGGACTACACACAGCCATCGCTAACGGAGCACAAGTTAGACGAAGATGGCAACATTATGATTTAGTTGCGGCTGCTCCAGGAACATCAAGTTATGTTTCTGATAGAGGCGGAAGCAATGATGAAATGCACATAGTTGTAATTGACGAAGATGGAGACATCTCTGGCAAAGCTGGAGAAATTTTAGAAGTTTATGACGCAGTATCAAAAGCTTCTGACGCAAAAACTCCTCAAGGAGACGACAATTACTATACTAATGTGGTATATAATAAATCAGAATACATCTATTGGATGGATCATTATTCAGCAGGAACAAATTGGGGTTCAGCTGCTCTGAACACTACATACACAGCGGTAACTACTTTATTACAAAATAGTTTAAGTGGTGGTGCAGATGGTTCAGCAGTTTCAACTGGCCAATTAAAAACTGCTTATGAAAAAATGCAAGACGCTGAAACCGTTGATGTTAATTTAATTATGTCAGGAAAAGGCGATGCTACTCATATAGATAATCTGATTACAATTGCAGAAAACAGAAAAGACGCTGTTGTTTTTGCAAGTCCAGAAAGAAGCGATGTTGTTAATGTTGCAAATTCAAATACACAAACGACTAATGTAAAAGGATTCTTTGACGGAATTCGTTCATCTAGTTATGTGTGCTTTGATTCAGGATACAAATATACTTATGACAAGTATAATGATGTATTCAGATATGTACCATTAAACGGAGACATTGCTGGATTGGCTGCAAGAACAGATTTAGTTGCAGACTCTTGGTACTCACCTGCTGGTTTCAGTAGAGGAGTTATTAGAGGCGCAGTTAAGTTAGCATATAATCCAATTAAAACTGAACGAGATACATTATACAGAGCTAGAATAAATCCGGTTACTACATTTCCAGGACAAGGAACAATCTTGTATGGAGATAAAACTGGTTTATCTAACCCGAGTGCTTTTGACAGAATTAATGTTAGACGATTATTCATAGTATTAGAAAAGGCAATATCAACGGCTGCTAAATTCCAATTGTTTGAGTTCAATGATGAATTTACAAGGGCGCAATTTAGAAATATGATAGAGCCATTTTTAAGAGATGTACAAGGTCGTAGAGGAATCACAGACTTTTTAGTAGTGTGTGATGAAACTAATAACACAGGCCAAGTCATTGATAGAAATGAATTTAAGGCTGACATTTTCGTTAAACCTGCTCGTTCAATCAACTTTATAACATTACAATTCGTGGCGACAAGAACAGGTGTTGCCTTTGAAGAAGTAGTAGGAGCTTAAAACAATGCCAAATATTTCAGACTTTAAAAGTAAATTAAGAGGCGGCGGAGCTCGTGCTAATCAATTCAGAGTCACAATGCCTTTCCCAGGGTTCGCTTCCGTGGGTGGTGAAACAGAAACTATGAGTTTCTTATGCACCGCTTCATCTTTACCAGGTATGACGGTTGGTGAAGTTGCTATTCCATTTAGAGGTAGAAATCTATATGTTGCAGGAGATAGAGAATTTGCAACTTGGACTACTACCGTTTTAAATGATACTGACTTTTCAATTAGAAATGCTTATGAAAGATGGTTAAATGGTATCAATAATATGTCAGATAACGAAGGATTAGTTAATCCATCTGATTATCAAGTAGATGTGTTTATTGACCAATTAGACAGAAACGGAAATGTGATTAAATCATACACTTTCAGAGGAATGTTCCCAACAACAATAGACGATATTGCGTTGGCTTATGATACGAATAATGCAGTAGAAAGCTTTACTGCTACACATAGATACCAATACTTTGAAACAAATACTACTACTTAATATCATCATAAATATTAGGTAGAATTGGAGACATTATTATGGCAGAACTTTTTGGATTTAAGATTGAGCGACTAAAATCGCCTACATCAGATCCACGACAAAATATAGTTCCACCTTCAGCGGATGACGGCACACAAGTCGTCCCCGCTGGTGGGTTTTTTGCGTCTTACGGAGGTTTTGACGCAGGAGCTAGAAACGAGTTAGACCTTATCAGACGATATAGAGAAATCGCTTTGCATCCAGAATGCGATATGGCGGTGGAGGATATTGTTAATGAGGCTATTACATCAAACGAAAACCAACAATCTGTATCTTTAGATTTAACAAAAGTAGATTATAGTAATTCTGTAAAAGAAAAAATTAGACAATCTTTTAAAGAAGTATTATTACTATTACAATTTGATATTAAAGGCCACGACATTTTTAGACGATGGTATGTTGATGGCAGATTATATTATCATAAAATCATAGAAGCAGAATCACCAAGATTAGGAATAACAGAATTAAGATACGTTGATCCACGCAAAATTAAAAAAGTGCGTGAGATGAAGAAAGGCGTTCCGATGCCTGTTCCTGGTATGCCGTTTACGGCTGCAGGAAAATTCAATGAGTTTTACTTATTCAACGAAAAAGGAATACACCCGACAGCCGCTAGTAATGTTGGGGGTATTAAAATCGCACCTGATTCAATTTCATATTGTCCATCAGGTTTAGTTGACCAAACTAAAAATATGGTCCTATCTTATTTACATAAGGCGATTAAACCAGTTAATCAATTAAGAATGATTGAGGATGCTGTTGTTATATACAGAATAGCAAGGGCACCTGAAAGAAGAATTTTCTATATTGATGTAGGTAATTTACCTAAAATTAAAGCGGAACAATATTTAAGAGATATTATGTCCCGTTATAGAAACAAATTAGTTTATGACGCAAGTACAGGTGAAATAAGAGATGATAGAAACTATATGTCTATGTTGGAGGACTTCTGGTTACCTCGTAGAGAAGGTGGCAGAGGAACTGAAATCACTACTTTGGCTGGTGGTCAAAATTTAGGTGAGATTGCAGACATAGAATATTTTAGACAAAAACTTTATCGTTCTTTAAATGTTCCAATCAGTAGATTAGAGAGTGGACAAGGTTTCAATCTTGGTCGTGCAGCTGAAATTAGTAGAGATGAATTAAAATTTACTAAATTTGTAGGCAGATTAAGAAAGAAATTTACAATGTTGTTCCACGATTTATTAAAAACTCAATTAGTTTTAAAAGGCGTTATCTCAATAGAAGAATGGGATGTCTTACAACAACAAATCACTTATAACTTTTTACAAGATGGCTTCTTTGCAGAATTAAAAAATTCTGAAATAATGAGAGAAAGAGTTGCTCTTGTAAGAGAAGTAGAACCTTATATTGGTAAGTATTTCTCTAATGAATATGTGAGAACAAACTTGTTAAGACAAACTGAAATAGATATTGAAAAACAAGATAAACAGATTGCAGTAGAGAAACCACAGGAACCAGAGAGTCCTGAACAAAACAACGGAGAAGAGGATATAAATAATAACAATGAGTAAAGATGAAATTAAAAAATTTGTAGATTCACTTGATAAAGGAGATAACGATACTGCTCAACAAGCAATTAAAAATGCTTTAGCAGATAAAGTTAGCTCAAGCTTAGATGATAGGAAAGTTGATGTGGCTAAAACAATTATTCAACCTACTCCTGAAGCTGAGGCGCCAAGTGATGAACAAAACGCTCAGTAATTTTAAAGAAGAAATTATAACTGACGGAAACGATTATAAGCGTACTAGGCAGTATAATAAATTATCGCCTAGAATGAAACGAGCGGTAGACCAAATATTTCGTAATGCAGATGATGACGCTGATGTTATCGCAGACTTTGAGCTTAATGTTAGAAAGGCTGCTGAGAAATTTAAGGTAAAAATTAGTGACCTTATGAAATATTTTGATAAGGAAACTTTAACAATTTTAAAAAGGTAAAAAACAAATGACACAAACATTTATAAGCAAGGGCGCTTTAGTTGCAGGAACTTTATCCAATAATGATATTGGTGGAGCACACTTTGTAAGAATAACTGCTACTGCTGGAACAAATACAATTACCGTAAAAGAAAATGGTGCAGGAACTACTTTAGGAACTTTCTATTTACACGCCGCTGGCGATACGGTTATAGTTGAAAAAGGTCCAACAGATGAGTTAACTTCAAGTGGTAATGTTCAAGCTTCTGCTGTAGGATCGCCTAGAAGTTAATTATGACTATCGCAGCTACACAATTAGCTGATGATAGTTTTAAGACTATTATTTCAGCGTCTGGAGTTGGTGGAGAAACGAACCAAAAGTTATTAGACGCTTCTACATTAATAGGTGCAACAGCAAGTCCAAACTTGTCTATTGCAAATGTATATTATGAAATCATTGGTACAGGTAATTTAAAATTTTATTTTGACGCTGAATCTAATGAGGAGGCTTTAAGTATAACCGGTAGAGGTAATTATGGACTTAAACCTAATGAGAAAAAAATTAAGCAAGGTGATACAGGAGTTAGTTTAACTAATCCTTCTGGTAATGTTTTATTAACTACAGATTCTACTTTAACTAGTTATAAAGTTATAGTGGAATTTCATAAAGAAAAAGGTTTTGAATAATGGCTTTGAAAATATCAGATAGTACGGCAATAAGTATGCCAATGAAGAATTTGCTATCCATAGTGGCTGCGGTTGCTGTTGGTGTATGGGCTTATTTTGGAGTGATTGAGCGATTAAATAAATTGGAAACTAATACAACATTATTAGAAAAAGATTTAAACCAAGCTGAAGAAAGATTAACAGGTGACATTGAGAAGAATAACGAATTTAGGATCAAATGGCCAAGGGGTGATTTAGGATCCCCACCTGCTGATTCAGAGCAATTTATGTTGATTGAATTTTTGAGTGGACAAGTGGAAACTATATCAAAACAACTTGAAGGTATGATGAATAATAAGGTTAACATTGAAAGGTTACAAACAGATATGGAAAAGGTTTTAAAAGACATAGAAAAATTAAAGGACAAAATTAGAGCCACGCAAAATGGCACTATAACAGGAGAATAATATGGATGCAGCTACACTAGTTACCATTATCACAATGTTTATTGTGACCGATACTTCAAGCGAATTTGTTAAGTATGATGGTCTAATGGATTGCCTTAAAGAAAAAAGAAAAATAGAAAAAATGAAAGATGGTCGTAGAGTTATTTGTGGTCCATCAATGGCTGAAATAGATAAAGACGGTAACATTATCAGTATTAAAAACAAAATGCCAGACCAATCAGGTAGTTTGAAATTAGGTGGTACTGCTAAATCACTAACAGAAAAGAAAAAGAAAACTAAAGTTAAAGTATTAACACAGGATTAATTATATGAAAAAATTATTAATGATATTGATTGCAACATTTTTTATAGTAAGTTGTGCTCCAACAAAGAGTTTTAAAGTAGAAAAAGATTATGGTCTACTTGATGTTGTAAAAGAAAGAGGGTTTGTTATATGTGGAGTTAATGCAGGTTTACCTGGATTCTCTGCTCAAGATGAAGAAGGAAATTGGAGTGGTTTAGATGTAGATTTTTGTAAAGCAATTGCCGCTGGTATATTTGGTGATTCAAATAAAGTAGAGTTTGTAGGTTTAAACGCTGCCCAAAGATTTCCAACATTAGCGTCTGGCGAAATTGATGTACTTGCTAGAAATACTACTTGGACAATAAGTAGAGATGTTAACTTAATGTTTGAATTTGCAGGTGTTAACTATTATGATGGACAAGGATTTTTAGTACCTACTGATTTAGATATTGAGAGTGCAACAGAATTAAATGGTGCATTTGTATGTATTACAAAAGAAACAACATCCGAATTAAATTTAAATGATTACTTTGCAGAAAATAATATGGCATATAAACCAATATATGTTGAAGGTAATAAAGACGCAAAGGCAAAACTATTTGCTGGTGAGTGTGATGTCTTTACTACAGACGCTTCTGGTTTAGCATCCGCTAGAGCAGGTGCAGACGATCCAGATAAGTGGGTTGTATTACCAGAAATTATATCAAAAGAACCTTTAGGTCCACTTGTAAGACAAGGCGACCAAGAATGGGAAGATGTAGTTAGATGGACACACTTCATTATGGTTAATGCTGAAGAGGCAGGTATCACTTCTAAAAATGTTGAATTGATGTTAACTTCTAAATCAAAAGAAGTTAAAAGAATTTTAGGTGTAGAAGGTTATATTGGTCCTATGTTAGGATTAGGAATGAAGTTTGGATATAATATTATAGAACAAGTAGGAAACTACGGAGAATCTTATGAAAGAAATGTGGGAGAAGAAACACCACTTGCTTTAGAAAGAGGATTAAATAATCTATGGAAAAATGGTGGCATAATGTATGTACCACCAATTAGATAGAGGAGAGATATGTTTAAAAAATTATACGATATGATAGGATTTAAAAACGGCGATACTAAATGGTTATTAAAAATTTTAGCAGGAATATTTTTAATTGCAATAGTATTTGGTGTAGTATTACATAGTCAAAGAGCAGAAGCTAATTGTAATGGTTGTGGAGAAGATAATCATACAAATAGTTGCCACGAAGAAGGAGCAGACCATACACACGAAGCACCAAAACCTGAAGTAGTTTTTGCAGTATGTGTATTTGCAGACGGTTCATTAATTGACCATAAAGGTGCTAATAGTATGTCCGATTGCTTAAAGACTAAAAGAGAAGTAGAAAAAGCTTGGAGAAATAGAGCTGCAGAAACAGATAGTGTAGAAATAAATGGTATCACTTATAAGATTGATGGTGAATCATTAGCATTTATGTGTGATTTAGTTGACGCAAATGTACATCATTATGAAGATGGTACTTGGGAAATTATACAAATTTTAGGCAAACACAAACAGGAATAATAATGATAAAGCAATTAAAAAAATTTTTAATAGATATATCAAGTGAAATCTGTGGTGAAACTACAAAGACTGCAGGACAAATTTGTGATAAAACAAAGAAAGCAAATGCTGACTTTGTTAAAGCTATAATGGAGAGTATCTAATGGCTGACGCTGTATCAATACAAACAATTGCAGACACTTCAGGTGTAAAATATGTATGTAAGTTGACTAATATGTCAGATGGTACAGGTGAAACTTTAATTAAAAAAGTGGATGCTAGTGCATTAACTTTTATGACTGAAGATGGTAATAGAACTATTGCAAGAGCATATTGGTCAGTTAATACTGCCAATTCAAAATCAGCAGTAGAATTAGTTTGGGATGGAGCCACAAATGCTACAGCATTATTGTTATCAGGTCAAGGTTTTATGGACTTTAGAACTGATGGAAATAGTGTTCCAAACAATGCTACGACACCAACTGGCGATGTTTTACTATCAACCAAAAATTTCGCAAGTGGAGATAATTATACGATTATTGTGGAGTTTAGATAACAATTTGTATAAATAATAAAGAGAGATAGATTAGATGAAGCTAATTACCGAAGAAATACAAAACGCAGAATACATTGTAGAAGAATCTAAAGATGGCAAAAAGAATTATGCCATTAAGGGGATTTTTATGCAAGCGGATGTTAAAAATCGTAATGGTCGAGTCTATCCACAAGAAGTATTACAAAGAGAAGTAGTACGATATAACCGAGAATTTATCAATAAGAATAGAGCATTTGGTGAGTTGGGTCATCCAGAAGGTCCAACGGTGAATCTAGAGCGAGTATCGCATATGATTAAGTCACTCTATCCTGACGGAAAAAACTTTATGGGGGAAGCTAAAGTTTTAGATACCCCTTATGGAAAAATTGTGAAGAATTTAATTGACGAAGGCGCTAAACTAGGAGTTTCAAGTAGAGGAATGGGAACTTTATATCAAAGAGGTGGCGCTAACTATGTCAAAGATGATTTCTACCTTGCTACGGCTGCAGATATTGTTGCAGACCCATCAGCACCAGACGCCTTTGTAGAAGGCATAATGGAAGGCAAAGAATGGGTTTGGAATAATGGCCGATTAAAAGAGCAAGATATATCAGAATTAAAGTTGCAGGTCCTGAAGGCTAAGAGAGAACAAATCAGCGAAGTTAAGGCTCGTGTGTTCGAATCTTTCCTTAAAAACCTGTAATTTTATAAATAATAACACGCAATTCCCTAGGGAATAGTGGGATTATTTTTAATTAACAAGCAAACCTTAAAAGGGAGAATAAGATGGCTGATACAAATGCGGATGCACCAAAAAGAAATGCAGTTGCAGGCGAAGCCCCAAAAAGTTTAAGTACGACTATTCAGAATGTAATCGCTAAAGCGGTAACATCTCCGAATGATCCAAAAATAGATTTTGCACAAGGAGTTAACCACATAACTGGTGACGCTCATCAAAAAAGTGCAGGGAAAGCTGACGCAATGCAATCTTTAAAAGCTTCTACTGAACCAGAAAAGAAACCTGAGGCAGTAAAAGAAAATGAGGATGCTCCTAAAAAAGACGACAAAGAAGTAGTGAAAGCAAATGCTGAGAAAGAAGTGAAAAAAGAATC